TCTGATTTCTGTGAACGAGCAAATGTTTGACCTCGTGAGCCAAGAGATATTTCAGCGGGTTTGATGAGTTCACATCAATGCCAATCGTATTATCATCATGGAATCCACCGCCACCTTGGGTGAGTTCGATATTCACAGATGGAAACACTGCGGAGAATGTCCCTACTGCATTTCTAAGAAACTTAGGCGCATTTGTAAATAATTGCTTCTGCTCTGGTGATGTTATCTCATTTCTGAAATTATATTCATCATTATTAGATAATTCTCGATGCCGCTTTTGTGTGCCAGCAAACATTCCACCCAATGCTGCGGAGCTACCGCCAATCAGTAAGGATTCAGCAAACGCCTGCTTGAAAGTATTAGGTGTAACCTCGCCACCTTCAGACATATACTCTGCAGCAAAGTCCAAGGGAAATGATAGAGCCGTACCCTTAACTGCCTTCTTGGCAATATATGGAGCAAATCCACCTAATGTGGCAAGATCTGATAAGTGAGCCAAAGACCTATGTGCTGGACTAATCATTGGATTGTTAGCAACACGCTGGAAGAACGGCATTTGACTTTGTGCCTTAGCCATTTCTGTCCCCATGATCCTTGAGGTATCAGCCAGACGTTGAAGGAATGGCCCCGACTTCAATACCGACCCAGCAGCACCAACAAGCGCAGGAACTGGGCCCAATCCAAAAGCTGAACCATACCCCACAGCTTGTCCCACTTTAGATGTCAAAAGATTGTAGGCAGCACCAATGCCTAGCTTTTTAGATACCGAGTCCAAGCCGTCGTCAAGGGCCACTAATCCACGCCCTACTGGTTCGATTATCGATGCAAATGTTTTGAATGGAACTGACTTTAAGTCCCTGCCAGCTTTTATTGCAGCCTCAAATTTCTGCGCCGCAACCACAGGTACTCTTGATGCTAATTTTTGTGATTCAGCCGTTAATTGAGCAGCCTCTTCTGATAATCGGATTCCATCATTAGTGAATTGTGCAACTTTTGTTGATGAACCATTAAAAATGTCTTCTGCCGTATTCGCCCTTCTCAGAAGATCCTGATTGCCAGTTAGGTCATATCTTTCACGCAATGCTTCTGCGGTTTTCTTGGCAATATCAGCAGAGTTCTGAGTTAGCCCTCTGGCTCGTTCAAGATCTGCCAAGTCTACTTCAATTTGACTCAATCTAGTTACACGCTCTGCCGCTTTTCCAAGGACTCTTTCTGCATTAAGCGCCACCCTCGAAGTGATTGGAATCATTGCCAATTTCATTACCGTCCCAACTTGCGCCATACCGAATGGATCAACAAAAAGCTCCCCTGTTGCGCCGGGTTGTTTTACTAGTTTGTCAAACTCTTCTTTTGGCAACTCAGATTTAGTTCTGGCCATTTCTGGAACATATTGCACAGTTTGGAACACGGCATCCAAAGTCGATCCAATAGCTGCATCTTTATTGGATTTTCTTAAACGGTCTTGAAATTGTCGAGCAGTATCGACAAGCTCTGTGGCGTTCTTATGATCTCCCATAAGTTTTGATGGCAATGCCAATGCCCACGCTCCTGCAAGATTGACAATGGCACCCGCCTCAGTAAATGACTTGGCTGAGTTTTCAACCATTGAAACCGCAGCAACACTTGCTCGGTTCATAAGCTTATCCTTTTCCTCCTGCAGCAAAGATCTTGTCTTATCCTCATCAAAAGGAATATCGAGATTTTTCATGCTTCTCACAACATCGTCAGGATCTCTCTGGTTCAAGTACTGAAGTCCAATGCCAGTCATTGTTCCTAGACCAGCAACAGCGTCCCAGACACGCTCCCCTATTGATTCAAAAGTTTCACCCCAAGGCACATCCCGTTCGCCAATCTTGTTGCCCTTTCTGATTCTCCAGTAATTTAGATTTTCTGGTCTAAGTGCTTCATCCTCGTCCATCACGAACGCCGTTGCCTTTTCTGTCAGAGTGCCATCATGGCTCAAAAAGCCCTTGTCCTTCAACTCATTGTGAAGGATTCCTTTTTGGGTGATTAGCCCATCTTCACCAATCAAGCCATTGCTTACCAAGTCTTCTTGGTACTGTATCGGCTTGATATTTTGCGCCCTTACCGTGGCAATAGAACTAAACTGCTCCTTAGGGACTGTCTGATCAAGATAAGTTGACAATGCTCCAATTGCAGCGTCATTTTTAGTTTGAATCTGCTCAAAAGTTTCTTTTTCCATGTAATGGTTATTTCTTGTCTATTTAGGAGCTGAAGGATATGCTGCTTTGAGAGCTTCGGTTTGTTTTCTGGCTTCTTCTGCTTTCTTTAGTTTTTCTTGTTCAAGTTTCTGCTGGTCAATGCTTTGACTTTTTGGCGCACCTAATGGCAGTTCCACTTTGCTTTGCTCTAAAGCCTTGAAATATGCTCTCTCATCTTCAAGAATATACTTCTCCTTGTTAGATAGGACATTTGCAGTTCCGTCAACTGATGTTAACTCCTGATCAACGCCAAGTCTATTTAATGTAAATCTCGCGCTATCAACGATTTTCCTCAATGCCTTCTCAGCTTCCTTAGGGCTTAGGTTTAACTTCAAATCATTGATGGATGCCTGCAAGGCTTTGGTTTCCTCAACGGCCATACCAGACGCGGTTCCAGTTTCTTCCTTGATCCTCTTCATACCTTCAGCCAAGTCGCCACCCTTGAGCTTCTCTACTTTGGCTTCAGTTGCTGCTTGATCACCACTTGCAAACATGGATTGCAGCCAATTAGTCGATGGAGCATCACCAAACTCACCCATGTATTCAGCATTGCTTAACAGTTCTTGAGCAGACTGGAGTCTATTAAATACCTCTCTAGCTTGCAGCTTTGCCTGATCTCTCATCTTGGCTTCCGATGCTAATGCCAGTTTGTTGCTGGGATCATTCAGTGCATCTGAAGTAACCTCCCCGGATGCCAATTTAATATCCACCAAGTTGGTCAATTCCTTTTTTTGATTCAAAGGGAGTTCTCGCATGGTCTTTGCAACCTCGGCAGATAGTTTTACGGCTCCCTCACGCTTTAAGTTTAAGGCGGCAGTAATTGGCTTTGAAATATCATTTATCGCAGTCGATGCTTGACTTATCTGCCCTGAATTAAGAAGGTTTGACACTGTCTGAATTTGCTCTGGATCAATTTGAACTCCAGCAGAACTAGCCTCCTTATTGATCACATCGAATCGTTTGGCTAAAAAGTCAATCTCACTGGCGGTTTTCTTTTGAGTTACCTCAGAGCGAATAGAATCATCTAATGTCGAATAGTTAGCAGACAAACCATTAAGATCTCCAGCCTGAAGCGACCTTTCAATTCCAGACATGAATTGACCAACCTTGGCCTGATCAACCCCAGACTTCACTCCTTCCTCTGCCATTCTGTTGGCATTGTTAATAAGAGCTTCAATCTTAGAACCTTTTACAGCATACTTAGATGGGTCAATAATCATCTTGAGGACGTTTGTGGAGGGGTTTGTGGAATCAAGCCACCTGCATTACGAAAGGCGTTTATATTGGCCGCACCTCCAGATGACGAGGAACCACCACCAAGTTTGTAATCAAGCATTTTTTCATCTCGGACGGCAGATTGCAATTGCAGCATATTGCCAAAAAGTTGTTGACCACTACTGAGTTGGCCAATTTTCTCGGCCAAACTGATATTCGGATCTCTCATTCCTTGTGCTTGGGATTGAAAGAATTCAGCCTGCTCTGGAAATGCCTTTGCCATAGATTCGTAGCCCTTTTCAGCGGCAGTCACTTGACCTTGCATTTGCTTGCTCTGCTGTCCAAGTTGTGCTGCCGATGTAATTGCTCCTCCAATGTCCTTGCCCATTTGGGCATACATTTGTCCTTGGGTTGCTCCTGCCTGTGCGAATCCACTGTAGTCGTTGGAAAATAGTGATGGGTCGATTGATGATCCTAGTAGTGCCATAGTGTTAGTCTTTCATGTAAGATGGAATCATTTGGTCTGCCCAAACAACTCGTTGTGAGATATTTTCAATTGTGCAATCTAATTTTGGACAATGAACAAATTTTGGTGCTGATGATCTTCGATCAATACACGCAGTACAAGCGTGAACGTAGTCACAATTATAAGTTCGGTCAAGTTTTTCAGACCATTTGCCATTTATTTTCTCATATCTGCTTGTCTGGATAGGGACATCGTTGTCTTCACAGTATTGAAAAACATCGTCATGCGTCCAGTCCTTCATTGGAAAGAATACAGAGCATTCATTTGGAATTGTTCTTGCGTCAATCCTAGTTCCAGCATCACCACCGTAAATAGGATCACTATCACATAGCTTGTGACCAAACAACATCCCGTCCCACCCAGATGCTATTCCGTAACTCTTAGGGCGATTGTAAATATCCATGCCGCAAACCCAAGGCTTTCCTTCCTCCATTGGAGTGATTCCAGTTGGACAGGTTACCTTGGTTTGGTCGAACACATACATATTCTGAACCTCAAACTCATCGTCCGTTTGTTGAAAGTTACTTAATGTAGGCGGCCATGAATAAACTTCAAGCCCCCAATCCTCAACGATTTTGTTCTGGAACGAATACTTTGAAGGTTGCCACTGCTCGGTAAAGAAAAAGACTGGTATTTTTGCACCAACCTTATTGAAGACCAAGTCTAACAAGGCCATACTATCCTTCCCTCCGCTCCACGCAAGTACGGGTCTCTTTGAGAATTTCAAGCAAGTTTCGATATTCTTTATTGCACTATTGATTTTTTCGATCATCAGATAGCAAATGCTGTAATTCCCCCACCGATAATTGCGCCACCAGCACTGAACATGCCAGCACTTTTGGTTGCATCTGCCTGCGCCTGTGCCGATTGCGCTTGAAGGACATCTCTGCGATGCGCAGCAGCAAGGTTTGCACCAGTGTCTGGATTGATCATCTGTGGAGTCGATTGGCCTAGCATACCCATTCCGTACTGGGTGAATTGCTGACCTGCGCTGTATGACGTTGGAGTGCCTCCCAGAAGGCTCAGGGCGGGCGAGTAGAACTGTTGTGACGTTCCGTATGCCTGACCGATGCGTCCTGCTGCTTCTTGCCGTTTCTGAGCCAATACACCCTCCCTGCCCATAGCCTCACCCACGATGCCAAGATTTCCACCGAGTCTACCAGCAGCACCATACGACTCACGCGCAGTTTGGGTAGCAGTTCTTTGCTCTTGGGGGGACAATCCTTGCGACGATGCATACGCCTGTTCCGCTTGCAGGTTTTGAAGCTCCATCATGCGCTGAGACTCTGGGCTAATTGCACCAAGGAGGCCTCTGACCTGTCCAGCCTGACCAGTCATTCCAGCAAATTCAGCACCTCTGGCAGCACCAAGTTGCTCTTGAGCAGCGGCAGTGGCACCACCCTGTAGTGCTTGGAGTCCTTGTTGATACTGACCAATGTCAGCGAGGTTTAGTTTGCCAAATTCAGGCCTGTATTGTTGCTCAAGACCAATTACACTTGGCAATGCTTCGCCATAACCCTTCACATACTTGGAAATGTCTTTTCCGATGTTTGGCCCTTGGGGCGTTGGTACGCTAATTGATCCCATAATATTATTTTAGTTTTTTGTGAAATTGCGAGTAAGAATAGAATCTCGTGTGATTAGAATTTTTAAACTGCCTTTTAAACGCGATAAAGTCAAATCGATCTTGGAATACCTCCATTGCGTGTTTCATATCCCCAGCCAGCATTGAGAAAAAGATGCAGTTTGCATTGTCAATCGGAACTGGAAGCTCTGGGTTTTCAGAATCGCATGGAATGGCGAACATAAACGTCTTGTCGTCAGAGAATACAATTCCATGCAGTAAGTGGTATTCTAGTTCGTAATTGAAATCAACTGAATTCTCTTTGTAGGTAGATATGACTGAATGAATTGGATTCATGCAAACACAACAGCAGTTACGGTGGGCTGATTTATTGCTGAACCATCAAAAGTATCTACATATAATGAAAATCTTTCTGCTGTTTGCTCGGTAGTTGGTGATCCACAACATCTAGGGGCGCCAGCTTCACTGGAATTTGCAATTACACAGTAGTTTTGATCAGGCATCGCGATCGATAAATTAACAATAAAGTGTCCAGTCCCCACTAATGATACACATGACACATTTTGACTTTTCGCAATAAGTTTTAATGAAAACGTTACTACCGATGCAGTCATCACTGTTGTTTGAGTGCTTGTGAACGTAAATGTTTTATCTCCAGTTTTCGTTATGACAAATGCCCCTGCCGTAATCCCAGTAGCCGCCATGTATATTCTATGACCAGTTATTAAATTGTGATTATTGGCAGTAGTTACCGTGCATAATGTAGAGCTAGCGTCTCGCGACACAGTTGACCCACCCCCATTAAATGTTCCTGCTGAGTCGGCATTAAAATTAACCCAAGCTCTTGCCCCAAAAATAGGAGCCACACCAGAAACCGAGCCTAAAGGAACGTCATTAAATTTAATTGATCCAGTCCCAGTATTTGAAATAACAAGATTTCCGTTTGCTCCTGATTCCCTAGTGATTGAAGCTCCATTATTCACCCCTGTTTGAGATCCAAATGACAATGTGGTGTTTCCATCTCCAGATCTTGATGGAGTTAAACTTGCATAATATGTTCCAGATACACCGTAACCAATATCAGTGTAATCAGATCCCCATGTCACTTTCCCAATGGATAATTTTGTTGGAGTAACCGATCCATTAGTAATTTTCGTTTCTGTAACTGCATCAGTGGCTAATTCATTAGATCTAATCCCTTGAGCACGAACTTTCAGCTTGCCAGATACAACTTCAAGCGTGTTCTCGAAAATAGCGTCACCAGTAATGGTAGTCTGATCGATGATGTTATTCATCTTTGAGCTAGTGATCGTGTCAGTAGCCGTAAATGTGTAAGTTGTGTCAACTGCGCCCATATTTTTACTTTTGTGAAATTATTTGTCTGTTTGTCACTGACCCAGCGACCTTTACTGAATTGATCTTAGGAGATCCGATTGTTCGTGTCAAGATTAGAGTTCCCGTGTAACCCCTGATCCCTGCTAGACGACATCTAATGCTTGCTGTTTCAGCTTCATTTGGTGTGCTTGGGGATAATACAACCCCGCCTAAGAACTGTGTTGTGGTTCCAATCTGTGATGCGTTATCTGGATCTTCTGCCGCAAATGAAATCGAATACTCCCCATCGCCTCCAGCAAGATTTTGCATAATGATCTGAGCATCGGTAAACCTTTTTCGCTCCATTGTCTTCAAGTCGTACCCACGGGTCGTTAATGATGCGTTAATGGTTTCAGTAACAAGATCTCCACCTACGTTTGATACATTAAACCGATCTACCGAGCTTTCCTCAGCATCGATTTGGTGTAACCCACCATTTTGAGTGACTGCGTATAGCTCATTTCTAACGCCAGCACCGCCAGTTAGCAGGTTTTTAATCAGAAAGCGTGAGTCTCCGTATGTATCTAGAGATTCCCATCCCTGATTTTTAAAGTTGTATACGAGCACAGAGTTGTTTCCTCTAGCATCATTAACACCCACCGCTGAATCGAGTGCTACGGCAAGGTAGTATCTGTTGTCAAACAGGATTCCAACCGCCTCGTCAGCGTAATTCTTATTGATCCGATCAATGTAAGGCTGGATATTCTTGGAAATTGGTTCCTCAGACCCACGAAGGTTATAATCATTAAGGAACTCAAGTGAATACACGCCATCGTCCGACAAGAACATCATCGTATTGCCCCTCATTACGACAGACTTCCGCGCAAGGCATCCAATTTCGGATGTTAGCTCCTTTACCGTGCAATCAAGCAGGCTTCCTAGCGTTCCTTTTACAAGGTGGAGGCTGTTTCTGTTCAGAACAACCAATGCGTCATCGTAGAACCCGTGCATACCAACGACATAGTCTGCCGTGCCACCACTTACGCGAAATTGATTTTCAATCTGGTCGAAGGTAGTCGTATCGAGAATGTCTGAGACAGCGATTTCGTCAGTGATCTTCCGACTGGTATAGACTGGGGCATTGAATGGGCCTGACTGGTCGTAATAATACGGAACCCACAGCCGTCTTTGGAAAGGAACACCCCAAGGTGCGGCAGGTTGATGCATAAATCCTCCACCAACGCTGAATTGACCACCAACTTCAATTTGCAACGAGCTGCGTGATGGTTTGAAGGCAATTGCGCCAGTAGCTATCAAATCATATTTCATTTGCGACAGGATTGGTGTCTGGTATGTCACAGACGTAGATCCAGTTACAACGAATGAAAGCTGATTACTGTTTACTCGTGTAAAAAAACGATTTCCATTCAAGATGCTATCCGCCCCAGTGAACCCACTGATTTCAGCCCATCCATTACCAGCAAATCCATGGGAATTAATTGTAATTGTGACAACTCCTCCAGTTGCCCATGTTGCCGCAGTGGCATTTAATGAAGTTGGAATCGTGTAGTATGGCAGTGCTGCTGTTGCCGTATAGGTAAACACATCACCGCTGATGCTGGTTACTATTTGAGTTCCGTTTGGTGGAGTTGTTCCGGCATGGATTCCAGTCAGCCCATCAACACTAATTGAGTCTCCTATCGAGAAAGCGTGCCCCTTGACATTTGCAGTTACTGTAGTTCCAATTTGATATGCAGATACGACATCTTGAGTAAAGTTGGGAACTGGAGCATAAAATTTAACCTCTGTTGACGATGCGCTTTCAATATAAAGTTGTGTGCCAATTAGCACCTCAAATTCTGGTATTGTGCATTCATAAACCGAAACAATGTCTCCCTTTTTTAGAGTTACGTTTCCTTCAACGCTTACTGTTACCAAACCATCTAATGCTGTAATGGCAAGACCGTTAACATTAAAAATCTGTGGTTGCGTATATTGACCAGCGGGGGACAGCGTGAAACCATCAGTAGCAATTGCCGAGTCAACACCGAAAACCTGCGTCTGGCTTGATGTGAATTCGTATATGAACGAGTCTTCGTCAACAATTGATTTTACTAAAAATGTTCCATTGGCTGGAGTACCACCAGTCAGACCACTTACCGTTATACTTGTTCCAACAGAAAGACCATGATCACGGACATTCATGATCACGTCCAAACTTCCAGCCTGAGAAGCCGACAATACTGACCTTCCGTTTGGATACCATTCAAGTGCTTGCTGACCATCGCGGAATAACATCACCTTGTCGAATAACTGGATCATCTCACCGTCCACGCCAATAGCCTGCCCAGATGGGTATGGAATGTCCGTGATAGCAGCAGATCCAAGACCCGCCTCAATTCCAGCCAGATCGATCTTCTTAGCCACGGTATCCATCGCAACGATGATGAACTCCTTATTATTAGTGTTCGGATCGCTGAATAGGCAGGAAGCCCTCACGTTAGCATTGGCAACGTCGTTGATGACCATCTGGGATAGTGTTCCATCCTTGTCCGTGGGGGCTGTGGTCACCCCAGCAATCGTGTAGTCTAGAGTATTGGCATCGAAGTAAGTCAGCAGATAACTGCCGTTGAACGAAGTGTCCAGTCCAGCAATCGTAGCCCACCCAGAGCTTGCAGCAGCAAACCCGTGAGCCGTGACAGTGATACGCACAGTACCAGTGACAGGAACCGTCACATTGGAAATAGTCTTGGCGGCATCGATCAGGTAGAATGGCAACTGCAATGGAGTCTGACCAGTAGTCAGGGCCGCAGTCTTCTCTACCACACCCTTACGGG